GGAGGAGCAGGCGGACGGTCTCATGCATTAAATTTAGCTGGTGGAGCAGCAGGAGCGCAAAGCAATGGCCCAGCTAACGCGGGAGCAGGGGGAGCAGGATTGTCTGCTCCATCGAACCTATTTGCAGTTGGTTCTGGCGGAGGAGGTGGAGGAGGCGCAAAAGGTGGCGGAAGCGGAGGAGCAGGTGGAGCAGGTGGGTTCCCAGCAGGCGGCGGGGGTGGTGGTGGAGCGACCGAAGATGGAGCAACAAGCGGCGCAGGCGGCGCAGGCGGCGCTGGGTTTGCTATTATCACAACTTACTTCTAAGCAATGAAATACGCAGTCGTTGATGAGGCTACCAAAGTAGTAGTGAACATGATTGTTTGGGACGGTGTAACCCCCTACAATCCACCGCAGGGCACAACTCTCGTTAATGTCACAGATACCCCATGCGGCATGGGCTGGATCGAGCAACCAGACGGAACCTTCGCCCCTCCTCCTGAAGATGCCTAAGAAGCAAGTCAAACTGTCAGTCTCCCGCGGCGAAAAGCTCCCTGTCTCTCAGGGAGCCGGCCTTACTGCGAAAGGCCGCGCAAAGTACAACGCAGCCACAGGAAGCAATCTCAAGGCTCCGGCTCCAAACCCGAAGACCAAGGCAGACGCAGCCCGCAAGAAGAGCTTCTGCGCCCGCATGAGCGGTATGCCTGGGCCGATGAAAGACGAGAAGGGCCGTCCAACCCGAAAAGCTGCAAGCCTCAAACGCTGGAACTGCCGATGAAAAAGGGACTCTACGCCAACATCCACGCCAAGCGTCAGCGCATTGAGGCCGGTAGCAAGGAGCGCATGCGGAAGCCTGGGTCAAAAGGGGCACCAACCGCAGCGGCTTTCAGGGCTTCAGCGAAGACCGCCAAGAAGAAGTAATGCAGATACCCATCCTCAGTGGAATCTACTGCAACAATGCGAGCGACTTTCGGCGCTCGTATCCGCGCAACCTCGTACCCATCATCCAAGCAAATGGCATCTCAAACGGCTACCTTCGTCCTGCTGATGGCATCGTTGAGTTTGCTACTGGAGTGGGTTCTGACAGGGGGGGAATAGAGTGGAATGGCACGCTTTACCGCGTGATGGGCACAAAGCTCGTCTCAGTCTCAAGCACCGGCACAGTCACGGTTCTTGGGGATATTGGCGGAAGTGGTCAGGTCACTTTTGACTACTCGTTCGACCAGCTCGCCATCGCTTCCAGCGGGAAGCTGTTCTACTGGAATGGCACCACTCTAACGCAAGTCACAGACCCTGACCTTGGGACGGTCGTGGACTTTGTGTGGGTGGATGGATACTTTTTCACGACTGACGGAGAGTTCCTTATCACGACGGACATTAACGACCCTACGTCGGTGAACCCGCTCAAGTACGCTTCCAGCGAGTTAGACCCTGATCCGGTTAATGCGCTCATCAAGTTCAAGAACGAGGTATATGCGCTCAACCGACATTCCATCGAGGTCTTCACCAACATCGGTGGTACTGGATTCCCTTTCCAGCGTGTCGATGGAGCCCGCATCCAGCGGGGCAGCGTTGGGACGTTCACCTGCGCGTTGTATCTCGACACAATCGCTTTCGTCGGAGGAGGGCGAAACGAACAGAACTCTGTCTATGTCATTGCGAATGGTAATACCGTCAAGATTGCCACGCGAGAGATTGACCAGATTTTGGCCCAATATGATGAAAGCACTCTTGCTGGTGCGCTTGTTGAGTCGCGCCTGCATGATGGTCTCCAGCACCTTTATATCCATCTTCCAGACAAGACGCTCGTATACGACGGGGCTTCTTCGCAGGTGGCACAGGAAGCAGTCTGGTTCATTCTGACAAGCAGCATTGTCGGGGACGGTCAGTACCGCGCACGCAACTTCATCTTCGCGTACAACAAGTGGATTTGTGGAGACACTCAAACGTACAAACTCGGCTACGTCTCAAACGATGTCTCATCGCACTGGGGAGACAAGAACGGTTGGCAGTTTGAGACGCAGACCATCTTCAACGAGAACAAGGGAATGATTTTCCATGAGATGGAGCTTGTGTCCCTGACCGGTAACGTGCCTCTTGGAGACGACCCCACCATCTGGGCTTCGTACTCGATTGACGGCGTTACATGGTCTCAGGAGAAGCCGTACAAGGCTGGGAAGATAGGCTACCGCAGCAAGAAGATAAACTGGCTGCAACAGGGCTTTGTGCGCGATTGGAGCGTGCGCCGGTTTCGAGGCACCAGCGACTCGCACTTGTCAATGGCACGCCTTGAGGCCCGCATCGAACCGCTTGCTTGGTAATGCCACAAGACCCCTCACAGCTTACTCGACAAGAGCTCGCGCAGTTCCTGCCGAGTCAGAGGGCAATCCGTGCTTTCGAGAAGCTATTTGACATCATACCAAACACAGTTGAAAGCAATGAGTTTGTCGCCGGAAATGCCTTGTCATCAGCCCAAGAAGCCATCGACAGCATCAACCGGCTCTCTACCGCTCTTGAGCTTTTGGCTACGGCTCCTGAGGCTTCTAGTGCGGTTGCCAGCGATGTTGCCGAACAATCTTCAGATACGCGTGTTGACGACCTTGTGCAACAAGTTGCACTCCTCTCGCAAGCTCCGCCGCTTGAGCCAGCAAAAGTCCCTCGGTACGGAACGTTCTACGACACGACAACGCAGACGGCAGCTGCCATTAACACCGCGTATGCGCTCACTTTCAACACGACTGACCTGAGCTTTGGCGTGCGCCGCGGAACGCCAACAAGCCGCATCTACGTTGACTCAGAAGGGGTCTACAACTTTCAGTTCTCACTGCAGCTCGACAAGGTGTCAGGCGGCGTTGGTCTATTCTATCTGTGGGCACGCATCAACGGTGTTAACCAGACGAACTCAGCAACCCAGATACGAATCCAAGGAAACAATGCGGAAACTGTTGCAGCGTGGAACTTCGTGTATAAGATGAACGCGGGAGATTACTTTGAGTTGGTCTGGTCTGTTGACACCACAGACATCACCATTCAAACCTTCGCCGCAGCCCCACCGGTTCCAGGCATCCCATCCGCAATTTTGACCGTAACGAACAACATCTCCTGACATGGTAACGATCAAGAACATCATACCGCGCAAGCAGGCTTCGGCAACGCAAACAGATCAGTACACTGCCAACAACTGCAAGTGCATCATCGACAAGTTCACGGTGACAAACACAAGTGTAGCCAATGTGACGTTTTCCGTGAATCTTGTGGCTTCAGGCGGAACAGCTGGAGATGCAAACTTGGTGCTCAAGGCAAAGACGGTCGTTCCAAACGAGACCTACACATGTCCTGAGCTTGTTGGACAAGTTCTTGAGGCCGGTGGCACTATCTCGACGATTGCAGGCGCAGCCACCTCGCTCACCATCAGTGCTTCTGGGAGGGAAGTGACGTAGGACGATGGAGTTTCAGCGTGAAATCTTTACCGAAGAACTTGGAAATGAAGGCAAAGCTCTCATTGACATTCATCACGCAGAAGTTTCCGGTGAAATCGCGCATCTTCCAGCCCGCATTCCATATCAAAAGTACGCCTCTCTTGAAGAGGCTGGAGTCTTGCGGTTATTCACAGCAAGACACGAGGGAAGGCTTGTTGGGTACAATGTTTTTGCGCTTGTTGAGCACCATCAACATGAAGTGCTTTTCGCATCACATGATACCATGTTCCTTCACAAAGATTTTAGAAAAGGGACAACTGGAATCAGATTCCTCAAATGGTGCGATGAACAACTCAAAAAAGATGGAGCAAAGTTCATCACTCAGCACTCATCAACTTCAGTTAATCTTGAAAACCTTTTCATAAGAATGGGATATAAGCTCGCTGAAAAGGTGTACTTAAAAGTATTGTAATTATGGGCATTGAAACAGCAATATTAGGAGCAGGAGTTCTTGGAGCTGGAGCATCTATTTATTCTGGTTCAAAAGGAGCCTCCGCGGCAAAAAGTGCAGCTGCTACACAAGCTAGGGCGCAAGATAGTGCTGTAGCTGAACAGCAAAGGCAGTTTGACACCATCCGTCAAATCCTTGCGCCATACGTTCAGGCAGGAAGTCCTGAGTTAACGCAGCCATACATTCAAGCTGGGCCTGGGGCTATCCGCGGACTGCAGGCGCTTACCGGTCTTGGTGGCGAGCAAGCCCGTCAGCAGGCTCTATTCGATGTTCGCCAGTCTCCTAAGTTCAGGATGCTTGCGGATGTCACGCAGCAGAATGTTGACGAGTATGCACGCAACCGAGCACAGGAACTTGCAAAACTCCAAAAGCAACAGTCCTACATCAATCCGTCAGTAACGGTTGGAAAGGGCGAAAACAGGGCACTTGCAATCCAACAGGCTCAAGAGGACATCACGGCCAAGTTCAATCAGGAGACTGATGCCAAGGTTCGCGACCTGATGTCACAGGGCTACGCGCAGCAACAGGCACTTCTGAAGCCTGTGCTTGAGAGCGGTAAGTACGACGAGATGGGTCGCCAGATGCAGGAGCAGGCAATCCAGCAAATCGAGCAGGGGCCGCTTTTCCAGCAACTCGCCCAGCAGGGAGAGCAGGCTATTCTGGCGAACGCATCGGCTACCGGAGGGCTCCGCGGCGGTAACGTGCAAGCGGCTCTTGGGCAGTTCAGGCCGCAGTTGCTCAACCAGCTTATCGAACAGCAGTACGCACGCCTTTCTGGTCTTGCCAACGTAGGACAAACCGGTGCTCAGAGTCTGCTTGGAATCGGTCAGGCGTCAGCAGCTGGGCAGGCTGCATCCGCGGGACAAGCTGGAAGCGCAATCAGCGGGCTTCTGGCAAGCCAAGGTGCAGCCCGTGCAGCCGGACAAGTTGGAGCGGCGCAAGCGTTTGCTCAAGGCTTAAGTGGAGTAACGGGAGCTATCGGTGGTGGTATTCAGAACTACATGCTTCTCAATGCTCTTGGAAGCGGTGGGACAGGAGGTGGTTTGTTTGGTGGATCTGGAGGGTTTGGACAGGATGCAAGCCCAACTTTCATGTCAACAAACGTCCCAAGCACTTTAGGATAATATGGCTGAGTTCAACTACGGTATCACCATCCCACAACCAAACACCTCTGGGTTCGGCGGTGGACTG